TTTGCCAAGATTCTTGGGATCAAACCCAGCCGGTTCGCCATTTCCTGATTGTACAGCCTTTCCGGCCAACGCGCTACCCATGTCAAAGCGCCCTGCGCCGCCCCACATAACGCCACCATTAGCTGCTTCATGGCCTTTGTTAAGCTCAGGCTTGTTGTTGCGGGTGTGATAGCCGGTCTGGAACTCGCCTTCACGGGTTGACTTGATGTTGGTCATCTGGAAATCGGACGCCAAGCCCTTCAAAGTCTTGTCAGCGCCTTTGGTACGGTCGGATTTGATAGAAAATGGCTTTAAAAAGACCTGTGTGACCTTTTTGCACCCATGAGGGCATTCAGCCTCCCAAGCGTCAAAATACCCGTGTTTTACGCATTGATATGATCTTAATACGGCCATTTTAGCCCTCCAACTGCTCTTTTAGGGTGATTTGGGAATAGTCATTACGGTTGATAATGCCTGGTTTTACCTTGAAAGCGCCATTCTCAAGGATGATCCGGTTGCCTCTAGCCATGCGAGGCTCTGGCTTCTGGTTGTATTGAATAAAGCGAGTCTTGTCCCGATTACGCATAACAGTGACATCCCCGCGTTCAATCTTGGCTAGGGCATGGCTGACACGGATCTGCATGGTTTCAGTCATAGGTTGGGACTTGTAAACAAAGACATCCCGCATGTGACCAGGTGCGTAACCTGCTAGTTCTGCCAACATCGGCCATGACCACGGCGTGTTGTCGTCTTCTTGAAAACGGTCCATGCGCCGGTAAATTTCTGATTTATTTAAGACTTTATCCATTTGGCCCAAATCCTATGCGCTTCAGGTATTCGGATACGTTCTTGCCAACGGCCAATTCTCCGGCTGTGCGGTCTTCAGTTTTGAGTTGCATGTCACGGGTGATGCGGCGTGCGATGAGCTGTGGCTGCACTTGCTCGGCAAAGGCGGCGGCTGCAAGGCCAGAGGCCATAACGCGGTCATCTTTAGAACGTCCAGGCGCGGAAATAGATCCACCGTCACGACGAATTGTTTTCATTTCTTCCAAGAGTTCCTCGGACTTGACGATCATCATGTCGCGCTCGAAGTAATCTTTGTAGTAGGACAGCATACGTTCTTTGGACGCTTGGGTTGTGACCCAGCCAATCGAGTTGGTCAGGCCACCAAGAGTATCGTTCTTCCTCCAGATATAGTTCTGCATGGAGGAAAGGACGGCCATTAACGCTTCGCCTTGCTTGCGGGTTTCACTTTGGGACGCAATGTTGACGGCTTGTCTTTTGAGATTGCGGAGTTCTTGGATGACGGGCTGGCCTGGGCCGTTGACTTCAAGGTTGAGCGTGGAGTTTTTGTAGGCTCCGGCGAGGTGGGCGATGACCCAAGCGAATTGGTAGGTGTTGAGTTCTGAGGTGGCGAACTCTGCGACTTGGTCGAGTCCGTCGGCGTAGCACCTAAAGATCTGAATACAAAAACGGTCAGCCCAATCAGAGCTGCCATAAGCAGGATCTGCTCCAATAACGTAGTATCCATTATCATCTGGTTCTTCCCATATTTTGAGGGTTGCGAGTTTAGGGTTTGACTTCATTACTTCCGTGTCTTGGAAGTTGTGGCCCATCACATAGCGATAGCAGTCAGGCACTGCCTTGCGGGATGCCTTCATTGCGTCGGTGCATTTGCTGTTCGAAAAGAACGAGCTGCCGGTCATCACGAACGCATAGTCTTCCGTGGGCGGGAACTCTTGGTACATGAGGGCTTCGTCTTTGATGCCTTCCGCGAGCTTCCAACGCCACCAAGCAAGCTGCCGAGAGTTGATCTCGTAATTGTAGAGCTTCTTGATGTCGCGCACCCATTCTTTCTCTTCGGGCGTGACCTTGCCGTCCCAGTAGACTTTGTAGATCGGATTGTCGGCTTCCACCGAATAAAACTCGTTGCGCCACCATCCGCAGAAGATAGCACGTTGGGTTCTTGCTCGCTTGGCAGTAACGTACATATCGTGAAACATATTAAATCCACGCGCTGTTGATTCAAACATGTAGAGTCTAAGAGGATTAGTTTCCGCAAGAGACGCAAGTAGGGAAGCGAGTCCTTCCTCATCCCCCCAAGACGAGGTTTCGGTCCCGTGAAGATAAGTGATTGCTTTACCACGCCCCAAGCTCCCCTTAGCTCGCAAGCCTGCTACTTGATAGAACAGGCGACTGCGGTTCTTCAGACTTAATTGGTTTCTATTATGGGCCAGCAGCGGGATCTTATATTCCTTGGGCAAGCCGTCCATGTACATACCAAGGGTAGAGCGAAACATGTCACGGTTTTCTTCCGTGTCAGTCGTTAGCGTACCTTGGAGACCAGGATTAATAAAATGCCAGTACAGATCCAAGGCAAGACTGATAGTAGTAATACCGAGCTGACGGCCTTTAAGGATAACAAAGAAATGGCAATCATCTTCTAATCCTTTCGCAACCTCTTCCATCACATAGGTCTGCGTGCCAAGCAGACGGTCCATCTTCTTTAGACCTTCTTCTTTGGTCTCAATCTTGAGCTGCCGGCAAAACGCATAGAACTGTTGCAGGTTAAATTTCATTTGAAATCTTTATCAATGCAGGAAGCTCTTTTGCAGCGCGTTCTTTAACTTCTTGTGAAGTATCGCGCAGGCCGTTCCAATCCCAATCGTGGGTGACAAATTCTGTCATAGCGGCCTCAGCAACATTTTTAGCCATGCCACGCGGATCACGTTGGTAATGTTTAAGATATTCTTTTAATAGCTGTTTCATTTTGGCCCCTCAGGTAATGGCATCCAATGGGTTACTTTGCACTCTTCATAATCATATTCAGTCGCTTCATTGGGATCGCATACCCATGATCCACGATGCCATTTAACCGTTGAAATTCCTGCCACGTCTTCATAACCACAAACACCATAAGCAAGGATGCGTGTTCCATCTTTTGGCGCTGTTTCTATTGGTTGCCATTTAGTCATGTCACTGTGCCTGATACTTAGCAACGCCGTAACCAACCGAGGTTACATTCATCTCAAGCAACGCAAAACCTTGTTGTGTCAGAATAGCATCGCAAGCAATCCGGTTGCGCTCGCTGTGGTATTCGAACATCACATACCTTGTCTCGCTCAAGTCCAGCCTAGCAAGTATGTATACCTCGGCGCCTTCGCAATCGAGCTTAACAATATCATAGCTCACCAAGCTCTCAGGCTCGACCACATCTATCTTGACATACTCGTCTACCTGCTCGTTGCCCTGATACTGGCTGTTCTCACCGACATTGTGCTTGCCAAGGTAGAGCTTGTCTCTGGCTGGATCGCCCACTGCCGACTGGAATCGGGTAACGCCCTTTAGATCCTGGGTATTCGCAAATAAAAACTGATGATTGGCTTCCAACGGCTCATAGGCATCTATTTCACAATTAGGCCATCTGAGCTTGGCATACACCGTAAATGCCCCGCAATTGGCACCAACATCCAAGACCAGCAAGGATCGGCCTTCAGCGTCAGCCTCGTTGTACGGAATGCTGTACTCACCTTCGAGAACCTTCTTCAGATGCCCAACCATGCCGTCAGGACAAAGAAACTGTCTGTCGTTCTTTGGCTCTTCAGCCCGTATGTGTCCACCTTGTGCCATCGCAGCGTCCCTTCTGTTGATGGTGCTCTCAGAACGATTTGAACGTCCAACCTACGCTTTCGTAGAGCGTTGCTCTATCCAGTTGAGCTATGAGAGCTTAATTTTAATCTTTAGACAGTTCAGCCATATATTCGGAAAACGGTTTCAAACCGTTCAACGGAATTTCCATATTGTCTAAGTTCTCAAGCAAATACTCGGCAACTTTGTTCAGGTTAATGTCAGCGTAAATATTCTGCTGCCCCAGTGCGTAACCTAAGCACATGGCCGTACGCGCCAAGCGATAATCGTAAACGTTTTTTTGATCGTCAGACATTTTAATCTCCAAAAGATTTGGCGGGGGCATTGGATTTGCACCAAACCAGCCTGCATGTTGGATGGATGCAAGCCCCTTCTAGTAGGGAACTCCCCCGATACTGGTTGCGGGAGCGTGAGTTGCACACGCGACCTTCGCCTTATGAGGGCGATGAGATACTACTTCTCCATCCCGCGTAACCAGATATGCCTGATACTACCTGATGTGTCAAGCAGCGTCTATCTTGGCAATCAGTGCCTGTACATCTGCCTCAGCAGCAGCCTCTGCATTCTGAGCAGCTTGAGCCACCTGCGCCTCAAGATCAGTAACTTTAGCCTGTAACTCAGCTACCGTGCCTTCAAGCGCAGTCTTAGCATTAGCCCAATCAGCCTTCAGATTAAGCAAGCCTTCTACCTTCGTAACCAGATCAGAAAATGACATGTGAACCTCCATTGCAACGAGAAGCACACTATAACCGAAATATTTTTTGGGGGGAACTGAAT